CTTTGGACGAAGAAAAGGTTCTGCAAATCGCAACAATCTTTGATGCTTGGAATCCCGACGCTCATGCCTATGAAGTTGGCGAATACTGCATCTACGGCGAGAACGATAATGGTGACCCGCAGCTTTACGTTTGTCTGTTGGCACATACCTCACAGGCTGACTGGACTCCCGACACGGCATCCAGTCTTTTCAAGGCAGTCGGTATTACCGAGGAAGGCTATCCCGAATGGGTGCAGCCGGTTGGCGCGTCCGATGCCTACATGAAGGACGACATCGTGAGTTACGAGGGAACCCTGTACATTTCTCTCATCGACAACAACGTTTGGAGCCCTGTCGCTTATCCTGCTGGCTGGGCTGTTTACACGAAACCGATTGAGGATAAGTGATTATAAAACAATGCTTTTATCAAGGAGGTGGTTCGCATGAACGCCGACGAAAAAATCTGGCGCTATTTGAAATCTGCTGGTCTGAATGATTTCGGCGTCGCGGGTTTGATGGGGAATCTTTTTGCAGAGAGCGGACTGAATCCCAAGAACCTCCAAAATACATACGAGAAGAAACTTGGCATGACTGATGAAGAATATACTGCCGCTGTCGATAGCGGCAGTTATTCCAACTTTGTGAAAGACAGTGCCGGTTACGGATTAGCTCAGTGGACGTACTGGTCACGCAAGGACGCTCTCCTTGCCTCCTGTAAAGCCGCAGGAGCGTCCGTAGGGGACATGGATGCCCAGCTCAACTTCCTGCTTAAAGAGCTGTCTGTGGGCTATTCTGGGCTGCTGAGTACCCTCAAGAGCGCACCGTCTGTCCGTGAGGCATCCAATGCTGTTCTTCTCCAATTTGAACGTCCTGCCAATCAGGGACAGAGCGTCCAAGAAAAACGAGCCAGCTACGGACAAGCTTATTATGACAAGTTCGCTGGCAAAATCCAAATCAATACACCAGAACAGGAAGGAGGATGCAAGTTGAAAATTGTAGACAACCTGACAACGGTTAACTTCCGTTCAGGCAACATGACTCCGAAGTACATCGTCATTCATTATTTCGGTGCGCTCGGAACTGCAAAGAGTGTCTCTGAATATTTCAAGACACCGGGTATTCAAGCGTCTGCCCATTATGCGCTTGACGAGGGCGATACCATCTATCGCTGTGTCCGCGATAAGGACATCGCATGGCACTGTGGTGCGAACAAGTACAAGCACCCTGAGTGCCGCAACTCTAACTCCATCGGGATTGAAGCACGCCCTTCCAAAATCAATCGCAAGAGGGTTATGGCTTCTGATACTGATTGGTATTTCGAACCAAAAGTTGTGGACAACCTCGTATGGTTGACAAAGAAGCTGATGGCTCAGTACAACATTCCTGCAGACCACGTTATCCGTCATTATGATGTGACCGGAAAACTCTGTCCGAGACCGTGGTGTTGCGCCGACATGAATGTCTATTACAAGACGAGTGGCGACGCACAGTGGGAAGAGTTCAAAAAGAGAATCAGCGACGGCAAAGAGGAGGATGAAGATATGACTCTGGACACATTCAAGGAACTGATGAAGGAGTACCGTGCAGAGCTGCAGGACAATGACTGCGGCACTTGGAGCAAGGAAGCTCGTGAGTGGGCTATCTCCAACGGTCTCATCAATGGCACTGGCACTGAGGTGAATGGTGAACCCAACTATGCTTGGGCTGACCAGCTTACCCGTGAACA